CATAACTATCTGTATAAATAATACTAAATAATGTTATTATAATCATAATGATACAACCATGTATTAAATAAGTTTTATCCGTTTTAAAATGCTTTTTTCTTCTTTTTCTCATGTTTCCTTATCTCCTTTCTTAATTGTTAAATAAAGTATATCATATTATAATACACTTGTCAATACATTTTAAACAAAAATAAAAGATATTCAATTAAGAATATCTAATATAACAAATTAATTAATTTTATTTGCTTGGGCTTTACCATCTTTATTGCATAAACATACATAAGTGTTTATTGTTTTACCCCAAATTCTTCCATTTGACTCGGTTACTATTTCAGTAATATCTAATACTGTACTAACTCTATAAATAGCCCAATCATTTACATTTTGGCTAGTTAATAAATCTCTTTTACTTGGCATAATATCACCAACTTTAACACAATTTGATTTATTTATAACTGGTATTCTAGGACTTGTTCTAATATATTTTTCATATAGTAATTCATATTTTCCTTTATCCCAAGTTTCTTGATGATATTTAATTTGATTACCATATTGTTTTAATGTAGATTTTGCTACTTCTTGTCCTTCATAAACCTCAAGATAATTAATAGGATTTACCCATTTATCTACATTATAATTAATTGATTTACCTTTATATAATCCTAAATGCAAATGTTCTCCACTTGCTTTTCCAGTATCTCCCATATTAGCAATTTGCTGTCCTAATTTAACTTCATCTTTTACTTTAACTTTAATACTACCTTTTTGTAAATGACCATATTCACTTACAAAACCATTTTCGTGTCTTATATGTACAACATAACCACCTGTTTTTTGATATTGAACATAAGTTACAATACCATCAGCAATAGCATATACAGGACAATTATGTGTTTTATGCCAACCACAATCTAAACCAAAATGGCTTTTACTAAATCCATTTGTTATTCCAATGAATGAAACAGGATATTTCATATTCATCATCTCCTTATATCTTTAATATAAAATCCGTGAAACAACTTTTCTTTATTTATATATTTTATATAATCACCACTATGTGTAATCTTTAAAAAATCAAACATTAATTGCAAATTATCAAATTGATAAATATTGCCATTTTCATTAATTAATTCCACCATTCTTGTTTTGCATAAATTATGTTCAATTGCGTGTTTATGATTATAATCATTATTACACCATTCTAAATTATTTACACAATTATTTTCTTTATTTCCATCTTTATGATTAACTTGAGGTAAATTATCACGATTTGGAATAAATGCTTGTGCTACAAGTCTGTGAATTGATATTGTTTTTTTGCTTTTTTTATTTTGTAATTTTACTACTTTATATCCTTTATGATTTAATGAATATTTTAATAACATTTCTTTTTCTATATAAACATTTTTTTTATTATTAATATCATATTGTAATCTTTTTTTACTTTTTACATTTCCTAAATTAGATATTTGATATAGTCCTTCATATTCTTCTATATCTTTCCATATTTCCTTATCCATAAAATCATCTCCCTTATAAATGATTGAGGGTAGATAAGGGCTACCCTCATAACAATTATATCATATTTTTATGATATTTAAAATTTATTCTTCTCCTTTATTTAATGAATTTATTACTATTGATATAGCACTACCAATAGCACCTACGATTAATGCTTTTATAGCAGATGTATCTGACAAATCACTCATCATAACATTTAATGCTATATAAGAACAAAAACCTTCGACAAAAGTTTTTAATGCTCTTTCAACTTTGTCTTTTTTAAAAAAATCTTTTACTTTATTCAAAGCAATCATCTCCTTATGGTAAAATTATATCATTATTGAAAAAAGAGTGTCAAATTTCACTCTTTATTTTACTAGCCAAACATATTCAACTTTTCTATCTCTACAATCAAAAGTATCGTATATTACTCCATTTTTACTACAGGTAATATGACCATTCATTGTGATAAGAATAGTATTGTTTGGAAATAAACTAGAAACATAACCTACACTTCCATGTATATTATTTATTCTTTGATATGTTTTATCTAAATAATTAATTACAAAATCTCTTTTGTCTAGTAAAGTTCCTTCATATTGTGCTATATCACTTAAATAATCATAAACATAATCCCAACTTTTATTAGTGGCACAAGATATTGCTCTTATAACGCAATCATCTTCATATCTATTTACTGCATTAGCATTATAAAATTTATACATTATCTCATACTCTTTTGTAAAGTTTCTCTTAACATTTGCTTTTGAGGTTCTGTTTCTGCTTCTTCATGTAATACCATAATAAAATCTTCAAGTGCTTTTACCATATACATAAACGATTTGTCACTTTCTTCGCCAGCACCATATCTTTCACGATTTTCCATATACCTACCGTATTCATTTCCAATTCTATCTATATGGTCATATCCACGATATTTAGCATCATATCCTCTTCTACCATAATTATCGCCATAATTTCCATAATTATCTCTACCATAACTATCATATCCTGCTCTTCTTCCATTGTAGTTTCCATAGTTGCCATAGTTGCCATAATTTCCATAGTTCATATTTTCACCTTCTTCCGTATAATATTTTATTTTTGATAATTTATATAAATAGTCCAAATTACTAGGGTTAATATCATCATCAACTATTTCTTTTATTTTTTCATCTACTTTTTTTATAATTTCATTTTTCATTTATTTCACTTCCTTTCTTTAAAAGGTTTAATATTTCTTCTTGATTTTTTAATATTTGCTTTAAATATTTTTCGTCTTGTAAGTGTAATTCTTGCATCAAATCAAAATTATTATAATCTTTAAATAATATTTCTAAACTTAATGCTTGTAATATTAATGCAATATTATCTATAGGGTTTTTCATTAGTTATTTGTTCTAGCAATATTAAATGTAGCATTAGTTATAATAGGAATTTGAGTAGTAATTGGTGTTGTAACATCTGTTGGTGTAGGAACTGTTGGTACTGATTGTACTGTTATATTTGTAGTTCCTCTAGGGCATACTCTTATTTTTTTATTAAATGATACTGTTTCATAATCATCTGCTGCTGCTAAAGTTACTGCTCTAACAGTATCAGGAATTAATACACCATCTTCATATAATCCTATTGCTACTACACCTGCTGTTGCAGAACTTATTGAAGCACTAAAATTAACATTATAATATCCTGTATAACCATTTCCAAATATTTTAAATATTGGGTTACCATTTGAATAATCTAACCAACCACCATTACAACAATAAGCACACCTAGTTCTTATATCAGTTTCATCATAAACTATTGGACTATTATTGCTTGTTAATGGGGTAGGTTCATTTATAATTGTTTCTATCATTTTTATTTCTCCTTTCATTTTTCACAATATATTGTAAAAACAGTGCATTTTATACTAAATTATTACAATATTTTCACTTTTATTGTGCATTTTTATAAAAAATAGAGAATAGAACTATGCCTATTCTCTAGTCCACTCTAGTACGGACAAGTGTCCACTCTATTATGGAATTAGCAAGTTCCTGTAATCAGGTTAGTAGTAATCTACTATTTGCTTAAATTAATCCGTTATATCCGTTGCAACCACAACCATTATTGTTGTTGCATGTGAATATAGGTGTTCTACCATAAACTGGAGTTGATGGTACTGGACAATTGCTTAATCTGTTGTATAATTGGTCAACTTCATTTGCAAATCCTTGTGCTATAAATGAATTTTGTGCAATTTGACTTGCTTGTAGGTCTTTCATTGAAATTTCTCTTTGTAAGTCAGCAATTCTATCATTTTTAGCATCAATTTGTGTTTTAGCATTGTCTAATTCTAATTGACATAACTTATCTAAAACTTTTTGAGTACTTGCAGTTTGTGAAGCAATAACATCTCTTATTCCTTCGTTTAATGCTTGTCTATCAGCACAATTTTCAGTAGCAACAGTGTACTTTAAATCAGCGATGCCTAATTTGTTTTCACAACAACAATTTAAGAAATTAGTATTTAAACTATTAAATCCATTAGATAAATTGCTATTTATACTTGCTGTTGAGTTACACAATTGAGTAGCAATATTGTTAATTGCATCTCTATTTCCTTCTAATTGATTGCTTATATGTAATGTGTCAAATCCATTATTAGTGTTTTGCATTATTTCTTTTTGACCATTACTTAACCAAGCATATCCATCATCAAAACTTCTTCCATTGAAGAAACCACCATTGCCATTATTGCCCCAACCACCAAATAAAGCAAATAAAACAATAATCCAAATCCAATCAGAACCATAGCCACCAAATCCATTTCCACCAAATCCAGTCATCATTGGATAAACAGGATATGGATAACCATTATTGTTATCAGTTGCTAAATTTACAGTAGGAACTATTCCTTGACTTCCATTCATTTTCTTTGCTCCTTTCTATTAAATTTATATCAACACTATTTAGTGTTAATACCTTTAAACATACTATCCCATTGTTGTTTTTGTTCTGGACTAAATTTACCAACAATTTCATTTAAATATTCATTAGGGTCTTTATTTTCCCTTCTTGCTTGTTGATACTCGTTGAACAATTGTGGGTTTTTCATCTTTAATTGCATTTCCATATTCTTCATCAACCCTTGAGGAATTGTTTGTATTTTCTGTTGAAATAACATCTGTATAAGATTGTTCATTTTTCTTCATTCCCTTCTTTAATTCATCTATTTGTTCTTGCAAAAACTCTATTTGTAAATCTTTGCTATCTTTTTCTATAATTTCATTTAATTCATAAGTTTTTATTTCACCTTTAGTATTTTTTATCCATACTACACTCATATCTTTACTAAAATACGGTGTATCTCCTATTACAATATCTCTTTGTACTTCATCTATAGAAGAAGCATATCTTATAACATCTCTATTAGTAGGTGCTAATTGAAATGTTTGATTAATACTAGGTTGTTGATTAGTTGCTTGTTGCATTTGTGCTTTTAATTTTTCTAAATTATTAATTTGCTCATTTAATTTGTCTATATTCATTTGTTGATTGTAAGCATAAGGGTTATTAAACATATAAATATCTCCTTTAAACATAAGAAAAAGAATAATAAACATTGTCTTTCTTTGACTAACAATTGGCTCATTGCCCATAATTGTATTTTTTCAGTTTATTATTCTTATTCCCTTCTTTCTAAATTTAGTATCAAAAGGAAATAAAAATATTTCCTCTTGACATCTGTATAATAACATTAAAAAAAGACCTAATTTTATTAAGTCTTTATCATATTATTATCATTTATCTAAAATCTTTCATTAATTCTTCCATTTGTATTTGCTCTTCTTTACTTAATTCTTCTTTTTTTATTTCTTTATGAAACCAACTAGGTACTTTTTCACTTTTTTCTTCTTTTTTGAAGTTATATACTCCATTTTTTACACATGTTATTATATAATTTATATTTCTTATTCCTTTTTCTTTTGCTATTTCTATTGCATTTATAAAATCTTCATATTTGTACTTCTCTTTTAACAAATTTAATTCTTCATATTTGTATGGCGTTAAATGTATGTTTAATTCTAATATCTTACATATTATTGTTCTATATTCATTATTATTCATATTTATTTTCTCCTAATTATTAACTTTATTTTTTGGAAACTAGATTGGAATGGATAATTGTTTACTTGTCTTTTAGACAGAGTAATCCCTTGCGAACAAGAGAAAAAACTATTAACTTTTTTGTTTAACTGAGTTGTTTATGTTAATTTTTGCTTGTTACTAAAGTATAGAAATTGTTTCGTCCATTTCACTTTAGTATCCCATGCCGAAACACCACCCACGATTGTTGATTTTAGTCAGACACGTTTCCTGACTTGAAGATAAATATAATAAGCAAATCTTATATTGTACCTAACTATTTCTAATGCAGGAGCATAGTTAAACTTCTTTCTGTTTTTGATAAGTGGGAAAGAAAAGCAAATTAAACCCAACAAAAAAATACACTTATTTATACATAGCAGACTATTGTCTGGCATGGGAATAGACATAAGCAATTAACAAAACATTATATTATATTACTTTAGCCTACTATATATAAATAAGCATATTTTTGCATGAATAATGTTTTGAAATCTTATATCATTCCCATATCCTGTATAAAGATTATCACATAAAATAAAAAATGTCAAGTTTTATTATCACTTAACATTTTAACTAATTTTAAGACCATTTAAGACATTTTTGTGTTAATTTGATGAATTATACTAATTTTATATTAAAGATGCTAATTTAGTATTAAAAACATCTTATTTTTATATATTTGTTCGTTTAATTTATCTATTTTAGTTTTTATGTCTTTTCTTCTTCTACTAACTGTTGCTGTAGAAATATTTAATTCCATTGATGTTTCTACTACTGATTTATCTATTAACCATAATTCTAATACTTCTAATTCTTGTTCGCTAAAATATACTTGTGATTTAATATAATCTATTTCATTTTTAGTATATATTAACTTACTCATATTGTAATCACCTTATAATAAATTACAATAAAAAAGTATGAATAGTTAGTGTATACTATTCATACAACTTCAATGAGAAATTAAGAGTGTCATATATTATATTTAATTCATTCACTATTTGCCAATGACTATATGTGTCTAATTCTTCGCCTATTTTATCAAGTGATTTATTTTCTTTAAATTTTAAATTATAAATGTCATATCTAAATGGATAATATTTTTCCATGTACTTTTCATATTCTTTAATAGTTTCATCATTTGGGTTATCTTTCATATAATCAATTAATGATTGATATTTACTTACTTTAGTCCATTGATATATGTTTGCTATATTACCTTTTTCAGTTAATATACAACCACTAAATAGTGCTGCTACATAACCTAACATTTCATTTACATTAAACATTAGCATAAAACTTGTGCCTAATAGCATTGATACTATAAAACATTTTAAAGGACTTTTATAATGACTTGCACCATTAAATATTTGTCTAGGAATTGCAAATAGCATTAATATTATTAATTCATTAACAAGTTTTACACCTAGTAAATATCCAACATAAAATATACATATTGTTTCTGCTAGATTAAATAATATACTTATAGTCCACTTTTTCAAGTTCATCATTTTCATAATCAACTCTTTTCTTATTCCCCATCTTCACTGCAAAACCAAAACATTGAGTACATAATTTCACCACCTTTTTTACAATATATTATTATATATGTTTATAAAATAATTATTTATAAAAAAATTGATTAGTGAAATAGATAAACAAACAATAATTAAAATTGCATTTCTTAATGTTACTGATTTTATTTTATTATTCATTGCTCTATTCCAATTGCCAGTTATTATTTTATATATTCTATTAATATTTGCATATTTAACAACAAGCATTATTAAAACCAATTCGAAAGCATTAAATATTAATGAAACAACATTATATTTCAAAAATAATATAGGAATTGCTGTTAAAATAGAAGTTAATAGCAATATGTTAAGCATTAAGAAAAAATTTGTTATTTGCTTCCATTCTTTGTGTATAAAACTATATAATATATAGAAAATAGTAGATACTATTATCATGCTATAATATATAAAACTATAATCGAATGAAGTTATAAAAGCACCTGCTAAATAGCAAAAGAAATAAATTATGTAAGTGCTAATATAATTTACATTTTTAATTTTGTTATACACATAAGCAACATATATACTTTGAAATATAAATCCATATATAACATTAACAATTAAATTAACCATCTCTAATCTCCTTTCTTTTATCACAAGAAGATTATAAACAATCTTATTTAATTTGTCAATACAATATTATCATATTATTATCATTTATGATAGTGCATACTATGAAAAAAAAGTTATATTTCTATAACTTTTCTCTTAAAAAATTGCATTTTCATAGTGCTTATGTATGTTTTTAATTGCTTCATCTATTTCTCCATTTAATGTTGGATATTTAACATGATATTCTTTCCATTTATCTTCATCTTTAAAAAATGTTTTATATTGATATAATTTAATATTATTATTATTAACATCTAATCTGCATAAATTTTCAAAAGATACTATTCTATTTCTTACTACTGCTATATCAACTTCATCTATTCTTGCTTCTAAATCATTTATTTTTACAAGTGTTTCTTGATGTTGCACTTTTCTTTGCATATCCATTTCATTTATTTTTTTATTAAATGGCTCTAATGACCTATCTAGTATCTTTTTGCCTATCTTTAATGCAAATCCCATTATTATTCCACCACTTGTTATAAAAGATGCAATAAATACTATAAATGTTTGCATTTGTCCTAATGTAATTTGTTCCATCATCATCACCTATAGTAATATTACTATAAAATGTTCATTTTAGCAAATTTATGTTAATTATTTGGTGGGTCTATACCTAATATTATTTTTCTTAAAATTAACAAATCTTGTGAATTTATTACTCCATCATTATTTAAATCATATCGTTTAAATTCAGGTGTTCCACTTGTTATATTTGCCCATTTTTCTTTTTGTAAAATTGCTCTTATTATAAACAAATCTACTTCTGTATAATTAATTACTTTTTTGTTTGTTTTTAAATTTGAAAAAATATTCATAAATATCTCCTTTATCTTTGATTAAGAATAAATCTAATTGCTAATAAATCACTAGCGTCTATAACACCATCTTTATTAATATCATAATGATTAAATTCAGGTGTATTAACATCAGGCATAGGTAATGACCCTAACAAAATTGCTCTACATACTATTATATCACTCATTGTATATATATTAGATACTCCAACATTATAAGTTGAGCCTTGAAAAGAAAGAGAATAATTATTAATATAAAAGCCATTTGCGTTTGATAATCCATCATTATTTAACGTCCAACCAGCTATTACACCACTAGAGGCATATACACCACCACTATGTCCTACATGAAAAGGTGCAGTTGCAGAGTCCTCAGAACCTGCCCAAAAAGCCCAAGATATACCATTAATACCTATTCCTGCTTGTGAATTACCTGTTCCATTATATAAACCTTTTTGTGAGTCAATAGTCCAGCCTGCTATATTTCCACTTGTAGCAGTTACTTGTCCTGAAACATTTGCATTAGTACATGTCATGTTGCCTTGATTATCAACTTTAAAGTTTTTCGTATCAATCACCCCATTAGTTAAATTTAGTGATGTTCCACTTGTATTTGCTACATAATTACTTGATTTAATTAGACCTGTTGTTATATTATCTCCATTTATTATTGTGGTTGATGGATTACTTGTAGATAAATCAGTAAATGATACTTTACCACTCATTTCAATATTAGCACTTTTACTATCTATTTCTGTTCCATCTGCATTTTTCAGTTTAATTGTCAAACCTGCTGTAGTTTGGTTATCTGTTGCAGTTAAACTTATAGAATGTGCTGTTTGACTATATTTAGTAGTTAAATCTGCTGTTGTATCATCTAATTCGTCTATATCTTGTGCAATCATGCTTATTTCACCATTAACATAGTCTAAATCAGTGCTTATTTTTCTTATTCTTGCTTTATCATCACCTAATACATTAGTTGTTATTTCTTGTTGTTTAGTAGGTATTTTTGTTTCAACTTTACTTGATATATTCATTTCATAAGTTAAATCACAATTATTATAAGTATTATATGCTATTACATTGTCATTTTCATCTGTTCCTAATGTATATTGTATTAAATCCCAACAATCTAATGATATATCACCATAATTTTCAGTTTTTAATGAATATACAACCATTCCATTAACTGCATTATAAATATTTTGAACTACATTTGTATCAGCAATAAATGGATTATCTTGTCTAATATACAATGTATTATATGTATTTGTTCCATAAGTATAATTTCTTAATGCATCTGTAAATATAACTCTTGATATTTCATATTTTTCACCTAATTCAAATTTAGCACTTTCTAAAGCATTAATTGTTACATCAGGTGTTGTTTTCTTAAACGGAATTAATATTAAATGACCATTTCTTGCTATTTTAACATTACAACCTTTTGTTTCTGCTATATAACTTATCCATTGTTTACCACTTACTGTACTATCATAAGTTCCTACTTCTATATTTGGATTTGGCAATGTTGATAAATCAGTATCTATTGTTATTCCAGATTGATTACATATATAATTTAATATTGTATTTGTTGATGCTTTAGGATTTCCTAAATAATACATAACTGCATTTAAATATTGAATTGCTGGTTGTGATGATGTTGACCCATTATTATGAATTATAATCACTTTACCATCTTCTACATTAACAACTTGTTGTCTAATACATGAATTTTTGTTATTTGATAATTCAACGCTATTTTCTACAGTTACATTTGTTCCGTTTATATAACATTCCATTCCACGTGAGTATTTATTAGAATAATCACTGCTATAAGCAATAAAAACTTTATTTGTATTAAAATTTGTTACAGATAAATCATAATATGTGCTATTTTGATTTGTTAACCTTTTGTTTGCTCCAGTTGTTATTTCGTAATTATTATTTATTGTGCATACAACAGAGCCAACTTTTCCACCATCATTATAAGCAACAAAAACTTTATTTGTATCAATCAAAACTGATTTTGCATATTCATAACTATCTTGCGTTGAAGATAACTGTAAGTCATTCATTAAAACAAACGAATAATCATTTTCTGCTATAAGATAAGTTGAAGCAAACAAATAATCTCCTTTATTATAAATAATAAATACTTCATTTCCTGTTGTGTTTTTTAAACGTATTGCAGAAGCATATTTATATGCTAATTCATAAGTTTTAATATTTTCATCTTTTTGAACAGTAATATTAGTGTCACTAATTAAACAAATCATGCCGTTCAAATATTTGTTTGTAGAAGAATTATTTCCACCACTTCTATGTAATATAAATACCTTATCTTCACTTAATACTGCTATAGATGGGTTAAAATTTGTAGAACCAGCAGAGTAATCATTATTACTCAATGTTGTTAAATTTCCTAATGTTATATTATCTCCATCTATTGTACATATTATTCCCTTTAAAACACCATCTGCTTCTCCACATGCAACAAATACTTTAGTATTAGTTAGCCTTGCTACATCTAAACATTCATATAGCCAAGTAGTTCCTGAACCTGTAAGAGTAACATCATCGCTAACATTTATATTGTTTCCATTTATTGTTGCTATACAAAAATTCAATCTGTTATTACTTCCGCTATGTGCTATAAATATTTTATTGTCTGTTAATTTACAACTTTTAGAGTATTGACCAGCATATGTATCATTATTTAAAATTTTATCTGTAGATACTATAGGTGATGGTTCAAAACAAGGTGAATAATCAATAGGTGTTTTTAATTTAATTGCATAATCCATACAAGTTATTTCACATTTACTAAAATAATCTTCACTTAAATTATCTATTAAGAAATATCCAATAGGAACAGTTTCTGATGTTGGATTATATTCTTTATAATTTGAAATTGGTGCTGTTGTTATCATTGCACCAGTTATAGTTTGACCACTATAAGTTGAAACAAATGTATTATTTACATATATTTGTATATTATTTATCAAACTGGCTTGTTCATTTGTAATTGTAAAATCTTCATTTGGGTGTGCTTTTTCTACAACAATATTGCTTCCATTTCTAAAAGATATTGCATATACATTGTTTGTTGATACAAGCTCATTATTAACAAATAATCCAAATCTATATGTTCCAGCTGATATAGTATAATTTAAACCTTGTATTATAAAACCAGAATTGCTTGGAACATTTATATTTTTAAAACTACTATCATCAAGCAAATTTTCTTGTGGTAAATTTTGTGTTATTTCTAAATACACTTCTTGACCACTTTTTATATTAGATACTATTTCTTCATCTAATTCATTCATATTTTTAAATTTAATTGTTAATTTATTTGATATAAATGAACCTAAATAGAAATAATCTACACTTGTATCAATTATTGGTTCACTTAAATTTATACTTGCTATTAAGTCATTTGGTACTAGTATATCATTTATATATAATTTTGCATTAAATAATGCTTCACCACTATATTCTTGTTGCCTAAATTTATTACTTACTGTATACATTTAGGTCACCTCACTTTTCTTCTATCTTTATTATTTTATCATCTTTCTTATGATTTTGACAAATATCATAATTAATTCTCTTAACCAATAATAATTTGGTTTTTTAGTTATATCTTCTTGTTTATCTTTTTTATCTTCAAATTCTATTAACCAAGACTCAATTATATGATATTCATAAGGAAGAATAAAAGTACCTTTATTTCCCCAATCTTCTCCCCACGAATTTTGTATCATTAATCCTGTTTCATTCCAACCATAACATACTACACAATGACTACCTTCTTCTTTTGTTGGTATTATTGCTACATTATTATCATCTAATTCTAATCCTTTTACATCTATTGGAATATTTAATATAACAGGTGTTTTATGTATGTATAGGGCTTCTTTTATCTCATCTAAACAATTTAACCAAGCATAAGATTTTATCTTCTTTTTACTTGCTAATTCAGTTAATTTATCTATATCTTTATCTACTAATTCTTTTGCTTTATTCATTTCTATATTAACATCAAATTTATCATTATCTATATATCCTACATTTGTTATTGTTTTTAATGCTTCATTTATACACATACCTTTTCCTTGATAATATCCAGTAGGTCTATATCCATATATCCAACCAGTTGAATAATTTATATTATCATTTGTTTCTAATACTTCACTAATTCCGTGTGCTACACAAGAACCTACACTACCTTGTGCTTTTATATGTGAGTGTTTTAATTCAAATTGTTTAGGTAGGTTAATAGATGTAGCAACTATTCTATAATTTCTTAAATCTTTTGGTGAAGGTATACAACCATAATATTGTTTCATAATTTAATCCTCTAATTCAAAATCAGGATATTTTTCTTTTACTTCTTCTAATGTTAATTTTCCAAGTTTAATTTGCATTGTTAAATATTTTTTTAATCTTTCGTCCATATTATTCACCACCTATTAATATCATATTAACTATATCTTCTAAAGCTGATATTCTGTCTTCTTCACTATAATATTCTATATAATTAGGATTTTTTGTGAATTCTTTACCATCATAACAATATTCTTCTGCTTTTATATTTAATGGTACTTCTTTTATTTCATAAACATTTTTGACAAATTCAGTTGGTATTGCTTCATTATCATTATTTATCAAATAATAATTTGTTCCTTCTTGTCTATTTAATGTTTCACTTATATTCAAAATTATATTTTCTTCTTTTACTAATATATACATATTTTTCACTTTTCCTTTCTAATTTAACGCCCATACATCTCCAGTGGTTGATGTTGTACATTGTGTTTTTGTTAATCCATTTATTTTTGTTGTTGCTTCTTGAATGGTATTGACTGATATATTGCAAACTATACCACCTAAATAATCAGCATTGTAACAACGTGCAATAAACACTTTACTATTACTTAAAGCAACTGCTGAGGCATAATAATATGAAACACTTCCTGTACTCAATTGAGTATCAGTTCCTGCTGTTATTGTTGTACCTGATATTGTGCATACTATACCATATAAATAGCTACCACTTCGATGTGCTATAAATATTTTATTATTGCTTAATGCAACTGCTGAGGCATATTCGTATGAATAATTTATTGAAACTAATGTTGTATCAGTTCCTGCTGTTATTGTTGTACCATCTATCGTACATACTACACCTCCTAAATAACTTCCATATCTATGAGCAACAAATACTTTGTTATCATTCAACGCCACTGCTGAAGCATAATAAGATGCATTTGATGTTGAACTAATAGTTGTGTCTGTTCCTGCTGTTATTGTAGTTCCATCTATTGTACACACTATACCATTTAAATAGCTACTATTACTTGAACCACCATTTCGATGTGCAACAAACACCTTATTTTCACTTAAAGATACTGCTGAGGCATATTCGTATGAACTACCTTTTGTACTTAATTGAGTTTCTGTTCCTATTGTTATTGTTGTTCCATTTATTTCACATACTATACAACCTAAATAACTACTATTATAACAATAAGCAACAAACACCTTATTTTCACCTAAAGATACTGCTGAGGCATAAGAATATGCACTACTTCCTGTACTCAATTGAGTATCAGTTCCTGCTGTAATAGTAGTACCGTCTATCGTACATACTATGCCATATAAATAACTACCATATCTATGAGCAACAAATACTTTATTATCACTCAACGCCACTGATGAAGCATATTGATATGAAGTACCTCCTGTACTCAATTGAGTATCAGTTCCTGCTGTAATAGTAGTACCATTTATTGTACATACTATGCCATATAAATAACTACCATTTCGATGTGCTATAAATACTTTTGTATCACTTAATGCTACGGCTGAAATATGATAATATGAATTAGATACATCACTTAATTGAGTATCTGTACCTATTGTATCAAAAGTATATTTATTTACAAACTCCACAAAAGTATTAGCACTTATAGTAGATGTTTCAGCTTTGTATTGTTCTATTATACCATTCACTATATTTATACTGCCGCCTGATGGTATATTAAGAACTTCAGGAACTAACTCGGTAAATGTTTCATCTCCTGTTAGTCCTGTTATTCCTTTTGTAGTTAAATTGGTTACTAAATTTGATTTATCTGTTTGTAATTGAATTAAATAATCACTAGTAGTCATTAATTGCCACCTCCATTATTATTAGAAGAAGGTGTAGTTAATGTTGCAAGAATAGTATTTATATTGCCAATTAAATCATAAACACATTTAGCACTTGGATATTGTGTATCTGTACTAGAACTAGATATACTTGTTACTTTATTCGATTTATCTTCTTTTAAAGTTAAATCAGGTAGATTTGTTAAATCATTATAATTTCCACTAAAACCATTTAAAACTATTGTTTGCCAATTTCCTTGACTATCTTTATATTTCATTTATATAACTTCCTTTCTAATCTAGTATCCATACATCACCAGCAGTTGATGTTGTACATTGTGTTTTTGTTAATCCATTTATTTTTGTTGTTGCTTCTTGTATTGTGTCTTTTAATTGATTGCAAACAACACCATTTAGATAGTGATTTGAATTATCACTAGCGTGTGCAACAAATACTTTATCTTCACTTAGTGCAACTGATGATGTATATGCATGTGAATTACTTCCTGTACTTAATTGTGCTTCAGTTCCTTTATTAATACTATTTCCATTAATATTACAAATAACACCACTTAAATAATAGTTTGAACTACCACCTCGATATGTAACAAATACTTTGTCTTTGTTTAATTTTGATACTGATACATACGAATATGAGCCTGCTATTGAACTTAATGTATATTCACTACTAGTAACTATAGATGTACCACTTATTGTACAAACCATTGCATATAAATACATACTAGAACTATTACTACTATGTGCAAAAAACGCCTTATCTTCACTTAAAGCAACTGCTGAGACATTTTGATAACTACCTGTTCCTGTACTTAATTTTGTATCTGTTCCTTTTGTTATAGTGGTGTCATCTATTGTACATACTATACCATATAGATAATCACCGCTTCTATGTGCAATAAAAACTTTACTATCATTTAATGCAACTGCTGAAGCATATTGATATGAAACACTTCCTGTACTTAATGTAACATCAGTACCTGCTGTAATCGTAGTATCACTTATTGTGCATACTATACCACCAAGATAACTACCATTTCGATGTGCTATAAATACCTTATTTTCACTTAATTTAACTGATGAGGCATATTGATGTGAACTAATTTCTGTGCTTAATTGTGTATCAGTTCCATAAGTTATTGTAGTTCCATTTATATTACAAACAATTCCGTATAAATAACTACTTGAACTTTCATTTGAACCACCACCACTATGTGCAATAAATACTTTATCTTCACTTAATGCAACTGCTGATGCATAATCATATGAACTATAATAAGTACTTAATTGTGTATCCGTTCCTGTTGTAATCGTAGTACCACTTATTGTACATACTATACCATATAGATAATTTGAATATCGATGTGCAACAAATACTTTATTTTCGTTTAATGCAACTGCTGAAGCATATTCGTATGAATAAGTTCCGTTGCTCAATTGAGTGTCATTACCTATTGTATCAATTGTAGTCTTGTTTATAAACTCCACAAAAGTATTAGCACTTATAGTAGATGTTTCAGCTTTGTATTGTTCTATTATACCATTCACTATATTTGCACCAGTAGGTAAATTATCTATAGCAGTTGACATTTGTGATACCTTATAAGTATCACTTGTACCATTTTTTGCTCTAATGCTATCTGCTATATTTTGAATATCTATATCGCTATATAATTTCATTGCCATTAATAACTCACCTCACTTGCATCTAGTGATTGAATATAGTCATATACTGCTTTAGCACTTGGATATTGTGTATTTGTAGAACTTGAACTAATAGATGTTACTTTATTTGATTTTATTTCAAAATCTGTTCCTGCTATATCATTAGGATTTATCCACAATGTAGCACTTGCATCTGTTGGAATTGTTGTGCCAATATAAACTTCTTCTGGTGTGCTTGTTATAAATCCACTATCATTTGTTAATTCACTTACTTTTGTAGGTATTTCTGCTTCTATTTTTGTTTTAAATCTACTTAATGAATTTAAATCTGCATATTTTATTGTAGGCATTTATTATCGCCTCTCTTTCTAACTAAATATTGTATCTATTTCATTATTTGTTAATGCCACTAAATCAGTAAATTGTACATATCCTGTTAAATCTACTTGTGTATCTCCAATTCTTTCCCAAGCATTATTTGTATAAATATATTCATCATATACATTATTTGTTTGAGCAGTTGTTTTTGGTACTAAATAAATTGTTGATGTTGATATATCTTGTGTAGGTAATGTTTGTACTACTAATAAATTTAATCCTGCTACAGAACCTATTAAGTTATCAACTTCTGTTTTTGTATATGTATTTGAACTTAAATAATAATTTGTTAAGTTATTTACTGTATTTGTAATAAATCCAGCATTATTTGTTAAATCTCCTGTATCAACTGGAACTGTTATATTAACATTTTTATTAGCATCTATTGTTTGTGGTGTATTATTTACACTAATACTATCAATAGCACCTGCTGTAATAGTTACTGATGCAGTTTTATTACTTATTGTTGCTGTAGTTCCATTTACTACCACACTTTCAATAACATTTACTTCTGCTCCTGTTTCTATTCCTGCTAATTTAGTTTTTTCTGCACTTGTATAATCTTCTGTTGATAATCCTTTTCCTACTTCTTTTGCTACATATTCAGCATCTGTTTTTGCTTTAAAATGGCTTAAACCATCTAAATCTACATATTTTACTGTACTCATTATTTTTTCCTTCTTTCTATTATTTATTAATTAAACAAATTATCTATTTCTATATTTGTAACTCTTGTATTTGCATAATTTCCTTTTTCTTGCAAATTTAAGTCATCACTTGTTTTATTTCCTGATAATTCTACATTATTTATACTTGGTTTATTATATAAATCATTATAATCTGTAGTTCCATCTTCTCCTTTTAATACTATAAATTTTGTATTAAAAGCATCTTCATCTTGTACATCTATATTTATGTTTTCTGAATTTAAGTTTACATTAACATTAAAATTGTTTTCTTCATTAAATATTGTATTCATATTATTCACTTCTATCTGTTACTTCCCATGTTAGTTTTAATTTGCCTCTTAATACTGTATATATATCGTGATTTACTCCTATTTCAACATCATAATAATATTGCCCTAAATCCAAATCATTTGTATCTTCTGGTGCTATTCTTACTCTATATGTATCTTCTAATTCAGGTATATCTGTTACTTTTGATATTCCATTATCTAATGACTTTTGAAATAGCATTTCACTTTCTCTATCTTTTTCAACTCTACATGTTAAATAACAAGTGCTTAAATCTTGTCCTAATCCTTCAAATGTTAATGTAAAAGGAAATGTATCACCTCTTGCAAACTCTATATCTTTTTCTATTGTTTTCATCTTATCACCTCTTTTTTATTGCTCTACTAATGTTACTGTTAAATCTGTGTGTTCTTCATGCCATACATTATTATCATCTTGCCATACTCTAAATGAATTAAATTCTTTATCACTAGCATACATTTTATGTACACTTGTTTGTTGTGTTTTTTTATCTTTTACTTGTACATATATCCATACTGGACTTATTGCATTTAATATAAATGATAAATCATCTTCACTTAATACATTGTATGCTAAATTTAAACTTAATACATCATGTCTTACCCTATTTCTATGTGTATATCCTTGCAAATCAGTAAATGGGTCTTTATCTACATCTGCAAGCAAATATCCAATAGAAGATGGTGTAGGGAAATCTGCTAAACTATTAGCACTATTCCCTACTCTTATAAATGTTTCATATTTATTATAATTATATACATTTCTAACTGCCATATTTATCATCTCCTATATATTATATCACATTCCATATTGTCTATTTTTCTCTTGTTGTTTGAAATTTATGAAATCTAATAATCCTTGTGTATCTGCATCTGCTTTTATTGTTACGTTTGTACTTCCATTGATGCCACTCATTGCTAATCCTTTTGCTATACTATCTACTATTTGGTCATTATTTGCTACTGCTGTTTTACTTCCAATTCTACCTACTAACTCTGGTCCTGCTTCTCTTGCTACAAACATTTCACCAGCATCTATAAAACCACCATCTGCTTTTAATGATATTCCAGCCATTGCCAATCTAATTCTTACTGTATTTTTTGCAAACGTTCCATTAGGGTCAATTCCCATTTGTTTAGCAAAATCTCTCCAAACATCATTAAAATTGCCTGAAAATTTAATTGTAGGATTTAATTTGTTAATTCCTTTTTGCAATTCTTCACTAATATTATATCCTAAAGAATACATTTTACTTACAACATTTTGCTGTACATCTTCTTTTAAATTTGAAAATTCATTTAAAAATGCTTGTTCATCATTATGGGCTAATAATGCAAACTGATGAGCCATTATTTCTCCTTCGTCCATTACAACTCCAGTTGCTTCTTGGATTATTCTTCTTTGAGTATCATCTAGTTGTGATAAGCCATATCCATAAGCCTCTACATTATCATGTGCTAATGCACTCCATGCAGTAGTTACTTCATGTCCTTCTAAATCTTTTATTATTTTTGTTTGTTGAGAAAGATTTTTTGCTAATGCTAGTTGTTGGTCTTCTGCACCATTAGTATATATATCTAATACTTTATCATAATTTTTTTCAGATTGTGCAACCCACATTTGTTCTTCTTTAAGCATTTCATTTCTTCCTTTTAAATAAGTGTTTACACTTCCTTGATATGCTGTTTGCATGTTTTGCTCGTTTTGGATTGCTTTCCATACAGTTGGAAAACTTTCTTTTAAATGGTCATTGTATTCTTGCTGTGACCAATTTCTTTCTTTTGCATATTCATTAAAATATTTTAATCTTTCAGAATATTTTTCTGTAACTTGTGATGTATATTCTTTTGCTTTTTTATAATTTTCTTCATCTGTTTTTAATTGTTTTAGTATTTCACTTTCTTTTTTTCTTGCTTCTGCTGCTTTTTCTGCTTGTTCATTCATATATATTTCTGAACGTTTTTTATCTATCAAATCATCAATTGTGTCCATTTCCTCTTGATATTTTTGAATAACACCATCAACTATTTTAATTTCTGTTCCATAAGCCTCATTTAATTGACCAACTATAAATGCTGCCCTATCTTCATATCCTTCTTTAATTTTTCCGTTTACATCTACAATATTCTTTAATTCTTCTACATAATCTTGAGTTGTTTTAATTGACAATTTATCTTGTTCGTATTTCTTTTCTATTTCATCATATGCTTTTTTTACTGTATCATTAAAGTTTCTACTTGCCTCTGCTGCTTTATCCATTTCACGATAGTAGTTGCCTGTTTCATCTGTTGCTGATGCTATTAATGCAATTAATCCTGCAGTTCCTGTTAATGCTGCTATTGCTAATCCAAATGGGTGTGCCATTGCCACTGCCATTAAACCTTGAAATACCATATAAGCACCTTTTACTGCATCTATTGCACCTTTAATTGCTAATATACCACCTGCAATAACTTCTAAACCATTTAAGAAATTTAAACCATTTTTCTTTATATCTTCTAATCCAACATACAACAATCCTACACCTGTTGCTGCTTCTAATACACCTGTAGTAAATTTTTTTAATCCTGTTGTTATTTTTTGCAATCCAAATTTATCTAAATCTAAAACATTGCCTTTTATAGTGTTTACACCTTTTCCTATTGCTCCTGTTGGCATTAACATTTTGCCAATTCCTGATACAAAACCAAATATTCCTGAAACACCTTTCCATAAAGCACTTCCTACTACAAGACCACCTATTATAGTTCCTAATGTCATTTTAAAGCCTACTATTTCGCCATTTTCATCAATTGTAAATCCTAACCAGCCTAATATAGTATCTCTTATTTCTTTGGCTTTCATTTGTGCTTTTTTTAACTCATCGTTGTATTTGTTCATTTCTTTTAATAATCTAGGGTCAACTTCACCAATACCACCTGATGCACTAGCACCACCACTATCTTTTGGAGTTGTAATAACGTTTAATTTATCAAAACTTCTTAATTTACCATTTAAGTCATCAACTGACTTTCCTGCACTAATTGTTGATTTATTAAAGTCATTCATGTCATCATCTAATGAAACAATAGCATTATCATCTAAACCTTTATTTATACCAAATAAAGTTAATAATGCACCCATTATCGCATTAAATGCCATTAATATACCATTTAATAATGGTAATAATCCTTTTAATACTGGAATAAATATACCGCCAATTTGTCTTGCAGCCATTGTTACTTGTTCTTTAAATATTCTTGTTTGACTAGCAACCATTTCAATTTCACTTGCTGCATGTCCTGAAGCATTTGCTAATTGTCTTTTTATGGCAATATATGTTAATGCTGCTTTACTTGCTCTATTTAATGAATTAACTTGCTCATCAATTCCCAAACTATATAGCAATTCTTGTTGTAATGCTGTTTTTGTTACATCTACACCTAATACATATAATGGTTTAGGTTGATTTGCTAAAGCACTTTGAAATTTCTTTCCTAATGCTGACCAATCTAAATTGTATAATGCAGCAGCATCTGTTTGCAATTTAACTAAATTTTCACTTAATTGAGCAGAAGTTTCGTTAGCCATTCCCATTGCTGTAGTCATTTGTTTATATGTTGCTAATTGCTTTGTAATTCCTGCTGGGTCTAAACCATAAAAATTTTTAAGAGTATTTGTTAAATCAGTTGTATTTTCAAGTAATTTTTTACCTTCATCTGTACTACTTTTATATGCTACACCAAGTAAATTTAAACTTTCTTGATATTCTGCTTGTGCTTTAGAAGCGTTTATCATTTGATTAGTTAAACTCTTTATTACACCTGCAAATGCTAGTATTTTACTTGTTTGAAATGCTAATCCTATGTTTTTGCCTAAATTATTAACAGTTTTATTTAAATCTTTAACACTTTGTATAGCCTGTTTTGTACTCATTGCAATACTAACATTTACATCATCTGTTCTGCTTGCCATAATACCATCTCCTTCCTAGAAATTAATATCTTGCCCAAGCATTAAATTCATCTTGAACCATCTTATCAATTTCTTTTTTTGTCATTTTTCCTTTTTTGATGTTATTATTATTGTTATTGTTATCATTATTATCAAATAATTCTTCATAAGTAGGATATTTTTTACTACTTTTAGAAAAATTGTTATTTATTGCTAACGAAGTAGATAAATGGTTTATGCTTCCACACAACCAAGCATTATATTTGTTTTGTTCTATCTCTACTTCTTTTTGTTTTAAATAAAAAGTTCGATATGCCCAATACAATTGGGGGTCATTTTCCCAAAAATCTGTACTAGACATACCGAACATTATTGCACTAGGGAATAATTCTTTGAAATAAAATTCAGCATAAGATGAATATCTTTCAGCATTTATTTCTTGCTTGGTTTTAGTGCTGGAAGTTTTTTTATTTCAGTTGCTTCTTCCATTTGATTAGTATTGGCATCTTCTATCATTTGTGAACCTAATTGAATTAATTGTTGCTCACCATATTCTTTGATTGCCATATCATATAATTCATTAACTTCTTTTAAAGATAATTTGTGATTTTCATATAACATAATCCAATATAGTTTACGATAAGAATTTGATACTATTTTTGCATCATCTTCTACTTCATCAAGATAATCTATATTTTCAAATGGATTTGTGTCATCTGTAATTTCTACATCTTTATCTAATTCAATTAATTCTTTATATTTATCTTGTAATGCTTGTGATTTAGTATTTTCTTCTTTAGCGTACTTTTCCCAAGCAATTATACCTTTTCTATTTAAGAATAATGTATAATCATTGCCACCAATATTTATCGTTTCTTTACTAAATTCTTTCATTAATTGTATTCCTCTCTTTTATTTAAATTATTAAGCAGCCTCAACATTAACTGCAATTGTTCTATATGAAGTTGCTTCACCAGTTTTAGATATTGTTAAATTAACAAATGTATTACCAGCAGCAACTCCTGTTACAGTTATTTTACCATTAGCATAAGATACTGTAGCAATTGATGTTGAACCACTTGTAGCAGTTACAGTTGCACCATCAGTTGTTTCAACTACTTCAGTTACTGAACCTGTACCAGTTATATTAATATCTTCTAATAGATTTGTAATAACTGCTGTTGGTTTAATAATATCTCTAACATCTTCAACTGGATATGTGTCTGCTTTATTAACTGTTACATAAATTGTTCCTTGTTCAATACCATTAACTGCAACATCATTTCTACCAAATGCTAGAGTTCCACTAAATTTTTCACCAGTATTATCTGCATTTCTTTCTAGGAAGTTTAATTTTTTACCAGCATATCTCTTTAATGTTTTAATGTTATCTCTATGATAGTTGAATGTGTAAGTTTTTTGGTCTACAGTTTGTAATCCTTCTACTTGAGTAATTACATTATCTGTTAAAACTGTTTTTTCAACAGTTGCTGGTGCTCCAGCAGTTGCAGGTAATGTAGTAGTAGGGATTAATAAGAAATATTTGCTATCTGTTTCATCTTGAACCATTAAGCAAGCACCTTTACTTAATATACCTTCATCAGTATAATATCTTTTTTCCATAATTATCTCTCCTTTTACCTTATTTTTCCATTCCAATTATTTTGAGTGGCACTAAATATCATGTCATATCTATCAACACTAATATCAGGATATTCTCCTTTAGTTCCACTTGCTCTAACAAATCCTAAATCCATAAAGAAATTAAATGTCAATAATTGAAGTTCTTTTCTTACGTTTCTTGCTTGATATTTAACATTGCCAATAGTTACGTTTTTGGTGTATACTGTTACTCGATATCCTATATTATCAGCATGCTCATATCTATTTGTTGTTGTACTTCTTATATTTTGACTATTATTAATTTCACTTATTACAATTGTAGGAAATGAAGCAAAAGATTGTGGGGTTTCAGGAACTATTTTTAAAGTATCTTTAAAAATTGATTTATTTAACATATAATTACTAAAACTTTTGATAATTTTTGTTTCTAAATCTTCTACCATTTTATAACCTCTCAATCTATTTTGCTTAATCTTATATTAATATATTCATTTATCCAACTAGCAATGTTATCTCTAATTCTATTTGCTAATTCATAAAATATAAATTTGCCTTCAATACCATAAGTCCAATGTAATGAACCATTATCATCTACATAATACCAACCATCTCTACCATATTTTCGAATATGCTCTTGTTGATTTACATTAGTTTCCCAATCTTCAACACTTGTTCCTTTTGAACCTACACCATATTCAACTATTTTTGCTAAAGATAAGCCATTAGAATATCTTAATTTGGTTGTTTCTGACATATTTTTGCCTTCTATATCAACCATACTATTATTTCCTAGTATTATTATATCTTCTTCTATTGTTACATACATACCAGCCATATAATGTGCTTCAAGTCCAAAACTTTCTAAATTATGTAATTTTTGAGTACATATATCTTCAAGTTCTCTTTGTGCTTTGCTTACAATATATTCTTTAAATTCGTATGAATTTTTAAATAAACTTTCTATTTCATAAACTATATCATTTAATTGTTTAAAACCTTTGCTTGTGGAAATGTCTATATTATATGTTGCCATTGTCTTTGTTGTCTTTATTTATATTAAAACTATCTTTTGCAAATGATTTTTTAGGAGTTTCTTTATATTCAGTCCAACCAATTGCAATATAGTTCGAATATAATGATTTAGGTACGTCTTTTATTATTTCAACGCCCTCTTCGTTTTTTGTTTTCATTTTTATTGTTTCTTCCATTACTTTCACCTTCCTTATTGATTTTTAACTAATTTTAGAAAGTAAATTCTTATACAAGCATTTTGTGGTCTTATACTATATACTCTATAATCAGCATTTTCACCATAAAAACTTTCATTACTAGATGGCTTATTTTCAATGTATACTTTATCAAATTCTTTGAATTTGCCATTAAATAAACTTTTTGATATAGTTGCAACTCTCATACTATTTGCTAATTGACCAAATTCTCTAACTTCACTATCTGCTGTTGCAGGTTGTACATTCCATAAGAAAGGTCTTTCGTTTGGTTTATCGTAGTTTTCTACTTCATTCATATATTCATCTTGTGTAGATGGTAATTTCTTACATATATACACAGGTGTTTCATAATTAAATATTGGTTCACTATACAATGACATTATTAATCACCTTCACTTGTTTCTTCTTCTACTGTTGTGCTATTAGATTTAGGAATACCAACATGAGAAATAAGTTCACTTGTAAGGCTTTTTGATAATCCATCACTATATCTTGCCCAAGATAAACCATTTTCAGCATAACTAGTTACACCCCATTTATCTTTAAGATTATATATTTCAACGCAACATCTCAATATCCAATTATATTTATGAGCAGGTATTGTATAAGATGAATAATCTTCAAAAGGGTATAATTTGGATAATAGTATGTTTCTACTATCTTCCAAAAGATTTGTTAAACCTTCTTCCCATTCATCTTCATCTATAAAGAAAACATTATTAAATGGTATTCTTCTTTCCAATTGTGGTAATAAAATTTTTAATTCATCTTTTGTCACAAATTATACCTTCTTTCCAATTATTTATTTTTTTTGCTTGATTTTTCTTCTTTTTCTTCTTCAACCACTTCTTCTTCAATAGGTGCTTCTTCTTTTTCTTCTTTAGTAGTTTTTAAAGAACTTAATTCTGCTTTTAGTGCATCATTTTCTTTTATTAATTCACTAATAACATTATTTAATTTTTCAATTTCTTTGTTTTCTATGTTTTTAGAAGCGTTTTTATTATTTGCTTCTTCAATCATGTATGCAACATTTAATTTTGCATACATTTCGTCAAAGGTATATAATACTTTTCCTTCGACTTCTATTGTTTTTTCTTTATCAACTATTAGTTTTCCTGTTTTGTCAAAAGTTGCTAATTTAGCAATTTCTCCATCAACAAGGTATGCTTTACCTTCTTCTATTATATACATATATTAACCTTCTATTATTTAAAGTGTTTAGGCTACATCTTCCCAATTTGCTTTTACAGTTGTATTTGCTTCAACTGTTATAGAAGCACCAACTTCAAATTCATCTTCACCAATTAACCAATTTTTAAATTGTTTATCTTCTGGTGCAGTAAATGAATTTTCTGGTAATGTATAACTTTCACCTTCGTATTTAGTTACACTATCCATTGTTCCTGTGCCTTCATTAGCATCAAAAGTAATTGTATATTGAGGTATGTTTTCCCAAGTTGCTTTTACTGTAATGCTAGTTGATAATGTAATTTCATCACCAACATCATAAGAAGTTGAACCAATTTTCCACTCTTTAAATCTTTTGTGTTCAGGTGCAGTAAATGTACAAGCAGGTAATTTGTATTTTTCTCCTACTTCTTTTCTTACTTCTGCCATTGTTCCTGTTCCACCATTTTTGTCAAATGTTATAACACAATCATCTAGTCTATTTTCAATTTCAACTACTGATACCTTGATTATATCATTTCCTTTTGGTGCTTGAAAATTAACAGAATTGTTTACATTATCAATTAAACTACCTAATTCATCACTATTTGCATTTGTTGAAATATATGTCTTTTGTAAGTCTTTTACAGCCTTATCAAAATTCATTTTTTTGTACATTTCATCATAAGAATATAGTGGTTGATTAGTAATGCTAATTGTTGTATCACTTACATTTACATTTCCATCAACATCAACTGAAACTTTATAACCTGTTCCACTTTTAACTAAATAGGCATAGCCATCAACTATTGCATACATAGTTTATATCTCCTAACCGTTAGATACTAGTTTAGCAAGGTAAATATTTTTAGGTTGATATACAATAGACCAATTTGCTGTTGTAGAAAGTTGTGCATCTGTTGGAGATATTGGTAAATTATCCATTGAGAAACTAAATCCATAAGGTAAAATTGTTTCTCTAAATTTAGTTGTTAAGCAATCCATACCACCATTTTTTGTTTGATTTCTGAATTGTTCAGATGGGTGGTCAACTGGTGCTTTAGCATATCCGATAGTATTTCTACCAAAGCAATATGTAGTATATTCCATTGCTCCAGTATCACCATTTACTGCGTGTGGAACTTCATCACAAATTAATACTAACATATTTCCACTTCTACCAACTTTAACATCTCTTTCTTGTCCATTAGCATCATTGTATCTAAAGAACTCTAATACATTAAATTGAGATAGTCTATTTGCAACTTGTGAGTGCATGATTGCTAAAGCATAATCATCAGCAGCATCACCATTTGCTTTTACTGCTAAATCTCTTAATGAAGTTAAAGAAATTTTGTTTGCATCAGTAATTGTAGATGTAGCACTTGCAATATTTGAGATATGTTGATTATGCCATTCATAAGCATAGTCAGTTGCAGTAGCACTTGTAATTCCAAAAATTGCTTCTAAAATTCCAATTAATAATGTTTGTCTTTTCTTTGCTTCCCATTTTTGAATTCTGTTTAGGATATTTCTCATTGGGTCAGCACTTGAGAAATCTGTAACAAAATCTCTATCTGTCCAACCTTTTGCTCTACCCCAAACAACACCATGTTGTTGTCCAGCAGCATCTACTTCATCTAAAGTAATATCTGTCTTTCCATCATAATTTACATAATCTCCATTAATATCAGTATAGAATGGTAATGTATAGAAATTTCCACCCCCTGATATCATTCTAGCGATTTCGCTATCTTCAACCATTACACCACTTTCAACTAAAACAGTAGATGTAGGGTCTTTTTCACTTGTGTATGCTCTATTAAAGATTTCTTCATCATAATAATATCCTAAACCTGTAACAGAACTATTAATTTTCTTTGCCATAATTTTTCATTCCTTTCTTAATCATTAAACATATTTTCATATTCTTGAGCATTTTCTCTCTTCCACAATGTTTGCTCTGTCATTGTCATTTTACTAAATTTCTCTGGTGTCATAGTATCATCTTGTTGTGGAATATTAGTAGGATTTGGTTTTACTGGTGTATTTATAATGCTTTCTTTTGTTAATTTTTCAGTAGTTTCCTTTAAATTATTTAAAGTTGTTTTGAATAATGTTGCATTATTAATACTTTCTTGTTCATCATCAGTTACTAATCTAGCAATTAAATTTTCATCAATATTTTCTCCAGCCAATATTTCTTTTACTTTTGCAGTGTTATTTATCTTCTTTGCATTAGATAAATATTTATCTGCCTCTGCTCTTTCATTAGCAATTCTTTCTTGCTCTGTCATATTTGCTTTATTGATTTCATCTAGTTGCTTTTGTAGTTCTTGATTTTGATTTACAAGTTGGTCATTTTTATCTTTTTCACCTTTTAATAACTTATTTTCGTTATTCACTTCATGAAATTGATTTAAAATGTCTGTTACTTGTTCTTCGGTAAAGCCTTTCGCTAACCATTCTTCTCTTCGCATAATATCATCTCTCCTCTCTGTTTTTATGCCAAGATATTACTCTCCTTGCAATTGCAGTCCCATAATTTATATTATATTTACGACTACACCATTCAAGATTTGAAACAATATTATTTTGTTTGTTTTCATCTTTGTGATTGATTTCTGCATAACCTTTAGGATTAGGTATAAACATTAATGCTACTAATCTATGAACCAAAAATTTTGTTTCAATTCCATTTTTATATAATCCAACAACTTTATAGCCATCTCCATTTGTTGATTGCTTTTTTATTCTTGAATTTCTTAAATGTCCTTTGCTATCATAACTTTTAAGTCTTAGAATTTCGCCATAATTGCTTATTTGATATAATCCTTCATAATTAGGTATATCTTTCCAAATCACTCTCATTGTTTCATCTCCTTATACAGTAAGTATTTTACAGCCCTTACCAAGCCTTAAAGAGAATTATATTTTTTTACATTTGATATGCTCAAATGTTAAAGCCTTTGCATAGGGGTCGAGTGGAAAACATTTGCAGTTCTCTTAATACCTAAACACTCGATGTGAAGGAACAAATTATTGTTCCTGTAAATTTTTTTGGAAAGCATTTGATATTTTATTATTTTGTGTCTTTGCTTTATCGTTTAGTTTTATTTGACCATCATTATTTATATTATTTTCAGCATCATTGCTTTTTGCATTTCCATTTTGTTGTGATACTTGTTTTCCAAATAATCTTTCTTGTTCTTGAGTTACAGCATGTGCATCACTAAATAAATTAACAATTGCATTTGCATATTCTCTTGGAATATCACAACTATATAAGTTCATTAATCCTTGTGTCTTAACTAATAAGTTATCACTCATATCTCTTTGGAACTTATTATCTATATCACTGGCTTTTAATTTCTTAATTCCACTATTTTCAACTTGTCTACAAACATTTAGTATTACTTTTAATGAATTAAAGTCGCATCTACCAAACATTGTTTCATCGCCTTCAATACGAATACCAGCACTTGTATAACCTTGACCTGTTAATTTTGCTTTACCAGTATCTCCTGTGCTTTCAATACCATATTCACTTGCTACTGGAATACCTAGTATTTGATGTAAGGCATTTAACAATCTATTATAATTAATTTGTGTATTTTGTGAGTTTAATGCACCTTGTAGATATTCTACACTTGCCTTTTTATTCTCATCACTATTAATACATACAGCACCTTGTGCTTTTATATCACTTAAATCTTCTTCACTTACTGTTGCATTAATGAATACTAATATTGCATTAACATATTGTTCTAAATCATCAGCATCTAAACTTTCTAAATCATTAATACTATCAAATAGGTCTTTTCCTAATTCTATTAATGATATTCTCTTACGATTTACATAATATTCTGTAATAATATGTTCTCCATTAATTAAAGATTTAGGTTCTCCAACTCTTTTGAATTCTCCTGTTATATTAGAATATACAAGTTGCATATTTCTTAAATAAACAGTTATTTCTTGATATGCTTTTTTATCGTATATAACTTCACCTTTGTCATTTGTTGATGGAATTAATTGTTCCATATCAGTTACTATAAATTCTAATAGTTGTTCATGACTTAAACCACTTGAATATACCACTTCTGTATCTTCTACAGGACAATTTATAATTTCAAAAGGTGCTTCATCAGGTGGGTTTTTAGCATCTTTATTTACATATCTAAAACCTCTACCACATACTAATACATCTTCATATATTTCCATATCTTTGGCTTTTTTGTTTTCATATCTAACATATCTATTTAAGGTAGATATTTCTTCTTCACTACTGTCATTTAATTTAACATATTGAATAGGTTTTCCTAATAAATAAGTTTTTTTAAAATCTACACAAGCATAAGCCCAGTTTTCAACAATTTTATTATTAATTTCAGGTCTTGTTTGCTTTGTTTTATTCTTAATATCTTGGTCACCATAATAATATGATTTAAGATATAAAATTTCTTCTCTGTTTTTTTGATGTAGAGGTAGTGCGTTCATTAATATGTTAACAATCATTTTATCTAACTTATTTAAGTCTTTAGAAGCATCTAAAATTTCTTGTTCTGTAACATTTGCAAGAATAGTTGTTCTACCATAAGTTTTCATCTACAAATCATCTACCTTTTCAAGCAAATTATAATAAAATGTTAATAGTTTGTCAAATTTAACACTAAAAAAGACCTAGAATGGTCTTTTAAAAATTGTAATTTTTGCTTTATGTGTACCTTCATCTATAAACTCTTTTGAGGCTAGCGAAAGGCTGTCTGGTGCATCGTCATGCTGATTTCTTCCTGTAGAATTATATAAAGTCAAATTATTCATAAATTGACCTATTTCACTTCTTAACGGAAATTTATCTTTAGCAGGGAATACCATTCTCTTTTGAATTAAAAATGATTGGTCAACTATTCTTTCTCCTTTATTTTCTACATTATATTTTTCTCTTATTTTACAAAAATATACGCCATTGGCTTCTAATATTTTTGATATGTTTTGTGATAATTCTGTTGTTACATTACTTTCTATTACTAATTCAACTATGTGATTTTGTATTATTTTATCACAAATTTCTTGATATAAGTCTTTTGTTGCTTTTTGAGTAAATAAACAATCTGTTAAATAAAATAAAGGGTGTTCTTCTTCATAAGATTTTTTAAATATAGGCATTGAAAAGTAGTCTTTTCCTGTCTTTCTTGTAGCATCTATTACTGCATAAGATGCTTCACTATCAAATGCAGGTAAATTAGTATAAGTTCTTAATATATTATAACTAAATAATAAAGCATCAGGGTCAGTAGGTCTTTGTTGAAAGTTTGTTTCAAATAGGTATTCAGGAATATTTCTTTTTTCTGCTTCAATTTGTTCTGTTGTTCTTAATTCAGGACATGTAGATAAACCAGTTTCATAATCTAAAGCAGGAACTTGTACTATAGCAATAGTTTCATCTTCATTAATATATGTATAAGGATATTTAGGGTGTTTATGAAATATATTCTCTTTTTTTGCAGTTTCAATTAACAACGCAATAAAATCACCACTAGCCCATAATGTTCCTGTCACAACAACTTTAGGCTCTTTATTTTGAACAAATCTTTTTCTCCATACAGTTAGAAACTTATTGAAATAATATTCATTTAAGTTTTGACCCATTGCTTCTTGATAATCTGCATATAAGTCATCTATATGTATTCTTTGACTTGCTCTATCTCCTACTACATTTGAATTTGTTGTACTTGCTACATAACTAGCACCTAATCTACATTGCTTTATTTTCCATCTACCATCAGTTTCTTTAAGAAAATAATCTTTATCCTCTTCATTCCACTTCATTTTAGGAAATACTTCACCAAACCATTCCGATTTCATTTCATCTCTTACTGTTCTACTACCACTTTTAACAACATCATCATTTGAACACAAAGATAATACTGTTCCAGTTGGGTCAATACCAAAATTCCATGCTTCTGCTATTTTTTCTGTATAAGTATTATGTGTCATTTTTAATGTTTTTCCTGCTAAATATAGACCACCATCTACAGTTATGCAATTCCCTACTTGAACATCACATAACTCAATATTTTTTATTCCAATTCTTCTTTTTCTATTAACTCGTTCCATTTGCTTTCTTTTTAATTTGCAAGGAATTTTAATAGTTGCATTAAACCCAATGTAATAAGTATTTTGTGTTCCTTTAATTCCACTTGTACTTATTTTAGGTTTAACAATAGTAATACTTGTTCTCCAATCAAAAGTAGATATTAAAGAAATTATGCTATCTTTTAATTTTTCTCCACATGTTACAATAATATATCTATTTTTTTTCTTGTCTAAATAACCATCAGTATCAATTAATCCTGCTAATAAATCCAATCTTTGCTCAATACTAGAAGTTAAATAACTATCATGAATATATTTTTCTTCCTTATGATTTTGATAACATAATCCTATTTTATGTAAATCTTCTGCTAATCCCTTTACTTGATAAGTATTCACTTTGTCACTAGCACCTTTATATATATTTGTTATTTCATAAGGAATATAATCAAATATAATGCTATCTTCAATATTTTGGGTTATTCTTGATTGACTTGTACTTCCATCTCCTAACCATACACCATAAGTATAAGGGTCAATAGGTAAATCTTTATATTCTCCTTTAAATATTTCTCTACTTGGTACGTAAAATCTATTTCTACCATCTTTCATTTTAACTTTGCCAAACATATAGTTTGTTTCAATATGTTTTTCTTTATTGGCTGATTTATCATATACTTGCCATTCGTGTTGATTATGGCAATAAATAACTTCCCCATCTTCAAACTCAACTTTTGTATTAGCAAATCTTTTAGGGTGAACATAATTAACTCTAACATATTCACCATTTGGTGCTATTACATAATCTCCTACTACTAAATCCCCATGTTTTTTCCAACCATTTTTTGTTAAAATTGGTGTGTCATTCGCTAATAATTTGCCATAACCAGATGGTAAGTTTGCTATTAATAGCCTAAATTTAGGGTTTAAAGCAATTTCTTCAAGATAATGTATATATCCTTTTAAAATAGGTATTCTAGGTGCAAAAAACTTTTCAGTATAAGGTTCTTCCCATTCTCTATACATAAAATATGCCTCTAAAGAAGTTCTAGCAGCCATTCTATATGCTTCTTTAGTAGCCATAAAGTATTGTTCTGTACTTTCTTTTCTTTTATCAATTTTAAGCATTAAATTTAATAAAGGAATGTATTTTTTTGATGATAATTTACTACATTCTACTTCATTTATCTTATAATAAGAGGCAAATAACTTTTGTAAATCGTCCATCATATCTCTAATATCATTATAAGGTATTTTCTTTTCATTATAAGTAGTAAAATTATTATTTAATATAGTTAAATATTTATTAATATATTCTGCAATTTCTTGTTCATTCATTATTTATCACCTAATAAAGCCCTATATTTTTCTAAATTTTGGTTTAATTTATCAGTATTTACTACTTCTCTATAAGTTATATTAACATTTGGAGTTGTTTTTTCTACCATTTCATTTTGGGTTTTAAGTTTAAATTGTGTAGGTGTTCCTTTTACTTTACCTAATTGAGCCATAGATAAGTTATTATCTCCTATTTCATCATATATCTTTTCAACAATATTTCTCATATCAATATCTTCTGACCTTCTAAATTCTCTTAATGTAGATGTAGATATGCCTGCTAATTTGCAAAAACTAGCTAATGAACTAGGAAAATCACCTATTTTATCATTAACTTCTGTTATTAAATACAAGTAATAATCATAAATTAATGCTAATTTTTCTGCATTATATAATGGTATTTTATTACCTAAAGGACATATTGATTTAAAAAACAAGTTATTTACTACTAATGGATTAGAAACTACCTTTGTACCAACAATATCACCTTGTCTATTAAATATTTCTTTTTGGTGAGTATTAGCATATTCAATCATTTCGTTTACTTTTTGCTCTTTTAATGCTTCTAATTTGTCATTTATATCTATAATAGTGCCATTTGCAAAGAATTGTTCTAAATCTCTTATATCATTTTGTTTTACTATAGATATTTCATGCTCCTTTATTTTTATTTCTTTTTCTTTTTTAGCCATGTTATACCTTCTTTATTTATATGATATAATTCTCTCTATTGAATTACATTATAATATAACCACATTTTAAAGTCAAATTGACCATTTTATATTAATTTGTTATAATTCTATTATAAAGATAGAAACGAGGCTAAAAAATGGCTAAAAAAAACTCTGGAAAGATATTTGAAGATAACTTTAGAGAAAGTATACCAAAAAATGTATATTATTACAGATTTAGAGATACTGCGTCAACATATTATGGTGGCAACAATTTTTTAAGATTTTCTAATACAAATATTGCTGATTGTTTGTTATTTAATGGAAATAAATTATTATTATGTGAATTAAAAGCACACAAAGGTTCATCTATTCCATTAGATTGTATAATTGGCAAAAAAAGTAAGCAAAAACAAATTGAAGATTTATATAATGCTTCACAATATGAAAATGTATATTGTTATTTAATAGTATTTTTTGAAGATAAAGAATTATGCTATGCTTTGCCTATTAGAAATTTTATTGAATTTATTGAAGATAGCACTAGAAAAAGTGTTCCTATTGATTACTTTGAACAAAATGCTTATAAAGTTGATGTAATTAAATTAAGAACTAATTTTAGATTTAATTTAGATGTTATAACAAAAAAAGAAGATTAAACATCTTCTTTTTTGTTTAGAAAGTAGTTGCTTTAGTGCTTTTAGTAAGCACCACTTGAGCAGATATGAATAGGAATTGCATTTATAAAGCCAACTATACTAATAGTCATATCTACCCAAGTGCTACCTATAAATAGATAGCACTAAAATATTGGAGCAATGAGTGTTCTCTATGGAACACCACTCTAACAATGCTGAAAGTAGGTGTGCAACAAGCATTGTCAGAGTGCTGCTTCAAAAAGCAACACTAGGAAAATTAACTAAAGGGCAATCCAGAACTGATTTTAATTTTGCCCTTTGATAAATAGATAATTGATAGTTTTCCTATTAGTCTAACATAAACAAATATTATTCAGCCAATGGCTAGTAAAAGTCCTTGTAGGTAGCGAACCTATCGCCTCTTTTACCATTTTAAATTGCCATAAAGGTTTTTTCCTCTAACTTTCACACGAATTAGGAATATCATACTATTATACTATCATCGTAGTATATTGATACATTTCAAAATGTAATATTTTTTGGTTGATTTGTGCTACTTGTACTATAAACTATCCTTATACACATATTTTACTATGCTTCAACAACCACACTATATCTTATTTTAGCATTACAATCGTGACCTTTAGATGCTACTCTAATAGTCTTGTTGCCCTACACTGTGTACATCACACATGTCGAATTACGATAACGGATAGAACTATGCCTTATATTCTCTTATGTTTAGACCACTTATAACCTCTTTCGTAAGTTTCTTACTCACACCGAAATATATTACTACATTCAGTAAAGCGTATATATTAAAAGTATCCTTTTAATTAGACCTGTCTTGGTTATAATCCATACTAGATTACCATTCTAGTCTTTCATATGGTTCAATTATCCATTTGTCAAAGAACAAAATTTTCACTTTCTATTGTATATCTCTTTGTTGTAATATAAGTATATCACTATAAATTATAAAAGTCAATACTAAAATAAAAAAGAACAACACTTACAATTAAGTGGTGTTGTTCTCCACAGTTTAAACAATTTAATTATATCATAGTTTTTTTCTTTTTACAATGCTTCTTTTTAAATCACAGCAAGACATATCTTTTAATTGTTTTTCTTCGTATTCTCTACAATAATCATAGTATTGCCCTACTGTTTTTATTGTTTTATATCCTTCGTCCATATTTAATTCATTATAATGATATATTATCTTATAAAAAAAATTATCATTTTTACTTTTGCTTATTCTTTCTCCTAATGTATCAAGTATGTGTTTTTCATTTTCACTCATATCTATTAATTTTACAACGCTCATATCATATAATCTATACATTTATCATCACCATACATAATTATGATACTTATTTCTAGTTTTGTAAAGATTTATTTATTTTTTTATTTTTTATATCTTCCTTTATCATTTTCTCTATTGCTTTCTCTATCACTTTATTAACATCATTACATATAGGAACTACATATTCAACATCATCTACACATTCAGTAAAGAATTTAGGGTTTAACTTAACTATTTTTTTATCATATTCATTCTTTTTTTCATCATATTCTTCTTTATTCATTATTTACCTTCTTTCAATTCTTTTAATTTAATATATTTTATATAAATCGTATTAACTGTATCTTGGTCATATTTTAAATTGCCTAAAAAATAATATTCAAACATTTTATCTAAATCATTTATTATATTATTTAATCTTTCTATTTCTTTGTCTTTTTCTTCTACAATATGTTGTTCGTGATATAACTTTAATTCAAATTGTCTTCTTTGATTTTCCAATTTATCATTTCTTTCTTTTAAATCTTTGATTATTTTATTATAATTCATTCTTCATCACTTACCTTTTCTACTAAATCTGCTTTTATTAGGTCATATATAATATCAGGTATTTTAACCAAATGTGTATTACAATGTATATATAAGTTATTATCAACCAAACAAACAACATTTATATCTTTATATGGTGCTAATACTGGATTGTCATTATTGATTATAGTTTCACTATTTTTGTATTCATATCTCCAACCATATATATCATTTAATTTAAACCCATAATTTTCTAATTCTTTTAAATCTACATTATCTTTAATCTTTAACATTTATAACACCCCATAATCTTTATAAAATTCTTCCATTTTATGTTCTACTTCTTTTATTGTTTTAACATCTAATGCTTTCTTTAACATTTTTATAATGTGCATTATTCTTTTTATCTTTAACATTTGTTATTTCACTCTCCTAATCAATAATTCCAAAATAACTTTTAATATTATTTTTTAATTCGTCAATATCCTTTTCTTTTAAAAACTCTATCATATCATCAACAACAATGCTATTATCTAAATATAATTCATTAAAAATATTTTCTACTTCAAAAAACATTGTATTTTGTTTTGATATTCTTCCATTAGTCATAGTGGAATAAGCCTTCGCACAATTATCCATAACCATTGAATAATCACTTAATTCTCTCATTACTTGTTCTTTATTTAATGTACCATCTTCATTTTCTACTATGTCTTTCCAAAATTCTTCATATTCCTTTTTATAATCATTTTCATATTTCATTCTTCATCACCACCATTTAATAATAATTCTAATGTTCCATTTATAATTGCTTTTGTTTCTTCACTTTTTGCTTGTTTTAACATTTCTTTTAACCACCAATTTGCTTTATCTATTCTTGATTTTAATTTAATATTTTCTTCATTTCTTTCATAAAATAATTTACCTAATCTTTCATTTTCTTGTTCTAGGTTTGTTATGTAATCTAATATTGTGTTTCTATAAACT